GAGTACCGGTGGAGTATCCCATGGTATCACCTGCCCTTCCATTTGCCTGTGGCTCTTCCGGACATCTGCGTCTTTCGATGTTCTCCACACATAGTGTGTGACGCCGATGTGGAGTGATCGTGCCATGGTTAAACCTGAGGCGGTCCGAGCTACCTCAGTCCGGGCTATCAGCTTCGCTCGACTCTCCAAGACCTTTCCAGTCTTCATTATCTCGCGCGCTATTTCCTTCGCCCGTGTACCGTCCGACAGCCCCTCGATGGTTAGCTTGTGGACGCGCTCGGCGGCATCCAGCGGGAGGCTTGTAATCAGCTTCACCTGCTCGTCCATGTAGGCTTTCAACAACTCACCAGTTGGTGCAGACTGAATCTCTTTCCGGAGAGCCCTGCCCATCGTCTTTCCAAGCGCATTCCAAGAGGTCTCATCCTTCCTGGCAATACGCTCCAGCATTTTCGTAGAGACCGCCTGCGCCCATGGTCGGATGGTATCAGAATACTTCCGAAGCATCATCTGAAGGGATGGCAAGTCATCAACTACACCTTCCGGTGCGGACATGCGGACCATTGCGTCCACCTGCTGAATGACGCTGCGTAGGTGGCGCATGAAGTCCTTCTCCAGCCGGTGGGCATAGGCAAACCGCTCTCGAGCTGCGCGACGCGACTCTTTTGCGGTTACCCGAGCGTCAACCGTTTTCTTGATCACTTCCATAATTATCCTTCGGTGGAGAAAACGATCCTACCATACTGGTGATCCAGTTTATTCCGCCTTCTTTTTCGCAGCGGAGAGGTACTCGCGCATCCATCCTTTTTCAAGGTTTGCAGAGACCCGCTTGGCCATCTCTGAGGATGGGTAGGTTCCAATTCTTTCCCCAGAGCTGGAAGTTACGTCCCATTCATTTTCGCTGAGAGCTTTGATGATCGCAAACTTCGGTCCGGTGTAAGCGTCCAAGGTAAGGTCTTCCAACTGCGCGCTAAGGTCTTCTCCTTCCGGGTCCGGTGGGCCTTCAGTTTCTGCCTCCTCGATAGCCTCGTCTGATATATTGGAGAATACTCCAGTGATGGAACTCAGCTGGCGCAGTTCTTTCAAGGCAGTAGTCCGGTCGATGAGCCCGGACTCTTCCGCTTGGATAATAACAGGAGCGGTCGTGGAGGTGATACTAGATTTCTGCTCATCGGTAAGTTGCCATAGAGACTTGAAGCTAACGCTAAACCCTTTGGAGAGATCAATTCCTTCGGAGGCTGCGAGTGCGCGGTAGATATTAGTCACCCCGACGCGAAGATCCTTCTCCTGTTGCTGCTTGATTCCATCGTAGTATTGGCGGAGGTCCGAGTCACCTGAGCTGAAGCCGGCTGGAGATTGACCAAACAACCGCACAAGCGGTATTTGCAAGGCGCCAGCGAGCTGCTGGCCAAACTGTTGGAGGGCATCGGAGAGCCCGGAGAACGCCCCGTGTGATTCTCCAGAGAATTCATCTTCCGAATCCAGAAGGGTAATTCCTTCATTCCCTTGGAACTTGCGCATCATCTCGACATAGGCAATAAGTCCAGCCTGCGCCTCACCGCCTGCCGCGATGATATCGCGAAGGTCCTTTATCTTGTAAGTCCGGACGTAAGCCTTGTACACAAGTTGGGCCGCACCTGTGGACGCGCTATCAAAAGCAATCATCCGGTCATACAGGCGTTCAATCACCGATAGCCCCCACAAGTTCTCGGTTACTCGCTGCCAATAGGGAAGCGGGATTCCACCGAGCCGAATGCACCGGCTATGGTGGATATTCATTCGCGGGAGAGCAGGAGCGTTTGACGTCACGCGATAAAACTTCGGCTGCCCGAGGTCCGGCCCATAGGCGGTAACGAGGTTATTGAGGGAAGGCTCAATCATCCAGCGGTCAAGAACAAGCAGGCCGCAGAACTGGTCGCGTGCGATGGAATCAAGGCGAAGAGGTGTTTCCGGATCCTGCCCATCAATAAGCATCACAGCGATGCATCCACCATATAAGCGGGACCACTTAATTGTCTCATTCAGAGAATTCCAAATTCCCAAGGCAGTTGCACGCTCTTCGAGGTGTTCGAGGTCATCCGGAGCAACAGGGCCATTCAGCTCTACACCTTCACGAGTCATGTCATCCGCGACGATGTCGATTGCTACCCCACCCAACCAAGACCCGCGATGGATCCACTCGAGCAATGGGCGGTTGCGCGTGATTGGATTGTAGCCATATGAGGCGGTGGAGAGGGGACCGGAAGCTCCGACGCCAAGGGACTGCGCAAAGTTAACAAAGGAGTCCGCCGTTGCGCTGGACCTCGCCTTTTCCCGAGCGGCGGTATCCTTGGTCGTCTGACTCTTGGCAAAGCGCGCAATACTCTTAGTTTTCGGTGCGTTTTTAATTGCCATTCGGAGCTCCTGTTATTTTTTGCCGAGAGCTGCCCAAGTAGACAGCGACGATCCAGCTAGCATTGTAAACCCTCCAGCACCAGCATCCACCTGATCATCATGAACCTTTGAACTCGGGAACGCCTCATGCTCCGCGAAGAACTCTTCATTCCAAACACCGCGAACGACGTCGATGGTCCCCTGTTGCCACGCTGCGGCATAGGCGTCTGCGCGCGTAACCTTGTCTCCTGACTCTCGCATGGTCACCACAGAGAATCCGGTCAACATTACGGTGTACGATTCTGCCTGCTCTTTCCCAGCTTGTCCAGGATCTTGTGGAATGCCGATTCGGACTTTTCTGCCATCATTGTTCGCGGTGCGCGCAATGAGCTCGCGGACCTTTCCGGACTTGATTCGCTCACGAATAACGTCGGCAACCACATACCGCCCATTCTTGCGCTTGCCAATGAGGTATCCGACTGTCCAGTCTGGGTCCGGATTCCCTTCTCCCGGTTCTGTGGCAGCCAAGTCCCACCGGCGGACCCACTTCTCTACATCGTCAGGAACGCTATCAAGGAGGGTTACTTCCGACCGCTTGAAATACAGTCCGGACGCCGGACGAATCTTCCAGTTTCCGTGGAGCAAGCGTTCTTGCTGGACTCTGGACATAGCCAACAAGTTTGCGCGGTATTGCGGGTCGGCATTCAGCAGTTCCTGGTTGTCTTCCAGCTTTGCCGAGATAAAGGTCACGGATTTTGGCATAGTATCGGGGCCGTACCGCTCGATAAGCCCCGACGCTGTGTCCGCCCATATGATGGCGTCACTAACCCTTATGAAATGCCTTACAACCCCGCTACGCTCGGGTATTGGGTAGCCTGTTTCTTGGTCAATCCACCATGCGATGAACTCGGCCACCCAGCTATCAGCATCCGGGTTGGTAGTAGCCCTCACGTATGGGCGGACTCCACAGGTTGACCGGTTTCGGGAGAGCATGTAGAAAAACTGCTCCTTGGAGAAGTGCGTCAGCTCGTCGAAGGCAATCAGAGGTATCTGGGCGCCCTGCCAATCAAGAACGGTATCTTCATTCTCAAGGTGCCCGAACTTAATCTTCCCCCCAAGCTGCCCAACTTGGTTCCACCGCCATTCATGAACGTGCGAAACGGGGAATCCTCCGACATCCGGATAGAGCTTCATGGATTCGTCCCACAGCCCACCAGGATTCTTCACCTGAGTGAGGTTACGCCGAAAGAAGACGGCGGCGAAGTGCTTGGTGGTTATTACGTGCCGGAGTGGCTCCATGAGGAGTGCGAAACTCTTCCCTGACCCAGCAGAGCCACCATAGATAACGATATCCGCGGAGGATGCGAGGAACGCCTCCTGTGGTCCAGGCTGCGGCCGGATAACGCGCTGCTCGTCAGGCTGGTTCACTTACGCCTGCTTGGCCAGTTTCTTCGGCTGGGACGTCTCTGCCATTTGTTGGGAGGTAGAAGAGCACCGGAGGATTCTTGGACTCTTTTCCGTCCGGATCGGTGAAGGCAGTTTTTGTCGGAGCATCGAGGCCCAACAGCTTCGCGCGGCGTTCGGCAATCTTAATGAGGGCGGTGACCGCGGCAAACTTTGGGCCTGCATCGGTGAGGCGAATCTTCTTAGGTGCGCCGGTGAGGTCATCGTGGACGGGATTCCCGTCATTATCCAGAACCTCGGCGGAGATGATAGCTCCGGAGCTGACTAGCAGATGTTTCTCCCCAAGGATTTCCATCATGGCATGCTGCATGGTGTCAAGCCGCTCCAGTTCAAGCGCCCGAACGTCTTCCGCAGGTTCCTGAATGATGGCTAGCAATGCCTGCTTAACTAGCTTGTAGGCGTAGTTCCCTGAACAGCCAAGGCGCTCCGATATGGCGGCGAAGGTGTGCCCGTTTTTCCGCATCTCAAGAGCTTCACGCGCCCTCTCCAGCGAGGCGGCGCGTTCTGGACGGGACTGCTGTTTATTTCGAGCCATGGATATTAGGAGCTGAGTTAACGACGGCCCATAATAGCCAACAAAGGAACAATCAAGCTAGGTGAGGTAAGATCCTAGCGGACGAAGAGGCATTCATAGCTGTGCGTAGTGCCTGCTGAGTCGACGTAGGTGGAGCCGCATCCCACAGCAGCTTCGAAGAGGAGAACGGTAAGGGTGACGCCGATCACTAACGCGAGGGCGATTTCAGCAAGCAAAGTGAGCCACTTGTTCATTTGAGTCTCCTTAGATAATGAAGTGCGATTTGAGCCACGTGCGAACCGCCGGCCAAACAACTGCGACCAGTTGGGCGACGGCGACTAGTAAACAAATCCCTGAGATAGCAAACCAAAGCATGATGACCTCCTTTAAGATGACTCCATTATCAAGCCGTTCTAAAAAGAGTCAACTGGTTTCGGTCTTAAGTATCGGGCAGAAAAGCCCATGCTCCAGAGACCACGCAAGGAAGGCTTTGGCACCCCCTCTATGGATCTTTCCGGTAGTACAGTCTTTCCAGCGGCCAGTGTGCGGGTAGAAGTCCGCGAAAGGCTTTCCGAGTCCGCGGTAGAGGAGTGCTGCCCCTTGATTCGCCTCGCGTGTCCACAAGTGCCCGGCCTCGGTCAGGGTGGATCGGTTCAGCCGGTTCCAGCTCTGGTGCCGGGTCTGCTTCGCTTCGCGTAATCCTTCAAAGTCTTCAGAACTCATGCTTCACCAAGCCGCAATGGCCGAGGCCGGTACGCACTGCGATACGCTCTTTCGGGGTAGGCGGAGCTGGCGGATATGGCGGCGGGAGTTCTTCCAAAATGGCGAAGAACCCTTTCCGGATTCGCGGCGGTGTTGGTGGCACCGCATTCGGAGCGTCGAGGTAAGCCAGCCGAACCTCCTCCACCCAAGCCATGCAGCCAGTTCCTTCGCACAGCTTAGGCATTGCGCAGCAGGTAAACCCGCCTGCCTCGTTCGGAGCAATCCCTTTCATGCTAGTAACGCTCCGTTACGAATTCGGTTTCAGTTGGAACCTTATCCGCTCTTGCCTGAGCAGCCTCGTCGGAGTAGGTCATGGAGGTGTACCGCTTCCCGAGCTTGTTCACGTTTCCCAAGATGGACTCCTTCCGCGTGATACCGGTAAGCTGCCGGATGCGCTCAAGGTAGAACTCCAAGTCACCCAACTCTTCCACCACGTTCTCGCGGTCAAGAGGTTTGTTGTATATAACGTGTTTCTTGATCGCGTCTACCAGCTCCCCAGCCTCGCCAGCCACGCCGATAACCATATGAAGCATGTCGGCCTTCTCCGGAGTCAAGCTAGCAATGATTGCCTGACCAGGTTTCGCCAACCCGGCGACCATGTCTTCGAAGGTCGGCTGCCAGTTCGGGTGCTGGTCAAGGTGCCCTATGTAACACCCTTGGCAAGGTCCGGAGGATGGGCTGACTGCATGGTGGAGGCAGGTGTTACAGTTACGCTTATTCATATTTCAATTCTCCAAGGTTGAAGAGGGACGGCCAACGCGATGCAAATTCGCGGTGGAGCGGGATTGCCACCTCGCGCATCTGAGGGTGGGCTTGCGCAGAGCAGCGCAATTTGAAGAAGTGGCGCCATTCACGCGGATTGGCCGTCATCATAACCTCCGTCTTCAGGCTGTTTGGCAGCACGCTCCTGGCCTGTTGTGGAGAAGAACCGCTGGCTATGAGCTGCATGTAAATCCGCTCCGAGGTGAGACAGCTCCCTGCCCATAGGCTAAGTTCGAGGCTTCCATCTTCCCAGAAGCACGGGAGGATTACCGTTATCTCAGAGCCGAACTTCCCTTTGGAGTAGTTAACGTAGCGCGTCGACTCCTGACTGTAACTGGCTATCCGGTGGCGAACGAGCTCGTGGGAGACACCGCGGTCGCAGATAAAGCGCACCGTAATGGCCGCGTGCTCTAACACGGATTCGTGCTTACTCTCCTGCATCCGCTCGATGAATGCCGCGGCTGAGTTCTGCGTGATTCGATCTTCCGACTTGTAGCACACCCGACCAGCCAGCTCAATAAGCTGCTCCATGTTATCCGTTGCCGCCACAATTTCGGCGCTTGCTTTAACGATTTTCATGATTATCCCTTTTTCATTTGGGAGAAAGCATGAGTGGGAACTACTACAATAGCCTTCGGGTCCATCGGTTTGAACTGAGAATCGACGTTGACCAGCGCCTTCTGAATTGCGGCCTTACGCTGTCTTTCCTCGGCGAGGGCTGCTGATGCTGCCTCAAGTCTGGCGAGGGCATCGCGCTGCTCCAGACCGCGCCCATACTGGATAGCAAGCATCTGCAGCTCCAGTACCGCCTTCCGCGCATCTGCTGGAAGCTCGGATTCGAGGCGTGCACGAAGCTGCGGAGGGATATGATCAGAGAGTCCAAGGAAGTCCTCGACTACGCGGCGGCGTGCTGCCATCTCTGCTTCGGTTGGTTTTGCGGTCATGGGAGCTCCAGGTTTTCGAGGGATTCACGGATATCCCGGAGGGAGGCAATTACAACACCTTGCTGCCGGATATAGACAGCCGCCTCATTCGGAGAACGCATTGGCTTGGAGGTCTCTGCCTGCTCGTTTCGCGTTGCTTGTAAAATCATCCGCGTAAGAAGGATTATCGCCTCCGTCCGCAGCTCAGTGTTCGTAGCCATCATCCGCCCTAACTATAGTACGTTTAAAATCTGGAGCGGGATAGGGGACTTGAACCCCTGACAATCTGCTTGGAAGGCAGATGCTCTACCAACTGAGCTAACCCCGCAACGGCGAAAGAATAATACCTCCAGCAATAGGACATTACCACCCCCCGCTTGAACCAGAGCGATCAAGCGGAGGGTGAGCCCCGAAGCTCTACCCCGTTATCCACGGTGCCTTCTCATTAACTAGCATGAGAGGTATGTGCGGGGCAATGATAGCGAGGTGCCTTAAAACTACTTCCGCGGCAGCCAGAGATTCTGAATGAAATCCGTTCTTCATCCGTCGATCCAAAAAGGTCGGGAGTCCATCTTTACATAGATGATACACCGGCCCCGTACGAATACGGCCTTGCTGGGTAACACAAAACTTCCGGATGAAGTACATCAGCCAGCCCTTGAAGACTCAACACCCTTCGATGCTAAGGCGTACAGGGTTGGATCACCTTCCTCGAGGACTTCAAGGAGGAGAGCCTTTTCCGCCAGATAGATCTTCGCAAAAGCTGGGTCGTGTTCAGCGATGCTCCAAGTATTACTAATCAGGTCTGCCAGCTTAATGGTCTTCGCTTCCGGGCTCGCTTTGGCGGTATGCTGCCGGTCGATCTCTTTCCGGACTGCGCGCTTCCCGTCTTCGGGCCTGCTCGTATCGGTCAGCATCTCTACGAGTAAGGCGACTTGTCCCCCGAAGGTGAGGTCCCCAAAAAGATACTCAATGGAGCGCAGGGTTGCCGGAGTATCCTCGACTACATCATGGAGCCACGCCGCGCAGAGCATTGCTTCGGTATGCGGAACGCTCCTGACAAGCTCAACCACTTCTGCCGGGTGATTGATGTATGGTTCCCCAGTGTACTTACGGACTTGCTTGGTATGCCAGAATGAGGCAACCAGTTTTGCGACTGTTTCCATTTCGCGCATGATTATTTTCCAATACGTAAGGTGTTTTTGTTTCCAACCTGAACATCCAGCCCGACCTTGGCACCGAAGGATTTTCCCATAGCATAGGTCCGACCATCCAAGTGTCCAGAAC